GCGCGACCGTACCAGAGGCGACACTGATGCTCTGCCACGTCACACCCCACGTTTCCGGCCCTTGCGCGGCCTGTGGCGGCGTTGCTCACCCCGCGCATATCTTCGGCACGCCCGAAGCGCCGGCGCTCGTCTGCGCGGTGTGTTGCGGGTGCGAGAAACAAAGCGAATCGAAAGGATCAAATGCAAAACCATCTGTTCGGAACAAATCTATTCGGTGAAGCGGCATCCGAGAATCGGACCTGTAAGTTAGCCGATGACTTTATTGTGCCGCCTTTCAGCGTTCTATCGGCTCGCGATGGCGCATGGCAGGACCGTAAACGGCGCTGGCTTTCGTTTGGGATCAAGAGCGAGCTTGGCCGTGGTGAAAACACGCTTGGGCTGTCTGCCCAAGCGGAGGAATACAGAACTAGAACCGGATCGTATGTCGATCCATCGCCAAGTAAGCCACTGAAAGATCCTGCCCGAAACATCGGGCAGGATCTTATGCGGAAAGAACACGTCGTAGCAAAACCAGCGGCTACGGCCATCTCGCAAAAACTTGCGCCAGGGGGCGGGGGCTGTTGGCTTGGTGGCCCGAAGACTGAATCGACGGAGAAGTTCGCAAAGCGGCTAACATGGGTTTCCGGTGATCGCGACGAAGCCGATTTGGACGAAGTGAGCCGCAAGAATCTTGCGGCTCAGCCATCAAGCGGCACCTCAATCTTCGACCCAGTTCTGTGTGAACTGGCGTACCGCTGGTTTTGTCCGCTGGACGGGCAAATCGTAGATCCGTTTGCCGGTGGTTCGGTTCGTGGTGTGGTCGCTTCTCTATTGGGCAGACGATACTGGGGGGGGGGAATTGCGGGCCGAACAGGTAGCGGCAAACCGCATACAAGGGCAGGAGATATGCAGCGAACCGTACCCGGCGTGGGAGTGCGGTGATTCTATGGAAACGCTACAAGGCGCACCAGAAGCCGATTTCGTTTTCTCCTGCCCGCCCTACGGGGATCTGGAAACGTACAGCGACGATCCGCGCGACCTTTCAACGATGGAATACCATACGTTTATAGCCGCGTATCGGCGCATCATTATGCGAGCCTGCGAGCGCCTGAAAAACAACCGCTTCGCGTGCTTTGTTGTGGGCGACTTCCGCAACCCGAAGACCGGCTTGTATCGCAACTTCGTGAGCGACACTATCGAATCATTCAGGCAATGCGGACTAGGCCTCTATAATCAAGCTGTTCTTGTTACTGCCGTCGGATCGCTACCTATTCGCGTGGGCAAACAGTTCTCGTCGGGCCGCAAGCTAGGCAACACGCACCAGCACATTCTTGTGTTCGTCAAAGGAGATTGGCGGGAAGCGTCGCGGGCGTGCGGGCCGATTGTAAAGGAATACGATTATGTTTGACCTATCGCCGTGAAGTACGTAGAATCTTAGTCGCGGGGGTCATGTCCCGCTGATCTTCGAATCGTGTCCTGTGGTGGGCCGGAGCGCATCCGGCCTTCACAGTCCGATGAGAGATCAAGACACACAACATTCGAAGGTTCAAAATGATCCACTCTTACCCGTGGTATCCGAGCGATTGGCTTAACTCTGAGACCCGTTTGCGTCTCAGCTTGGCCGCGCGTTCGGTGTACCGTGACTTACTTGACCATTGCTGGAGCCAGGGCGACCTGCCAAAAGACGAACGCGTATTGGCCGGACTTGCGGGCGCGACCGTTCAAGAGTTCGCAAAGGTCTGGCCGACGATAGCCGACCGATTCACGGAGATCGATGGACGGTTGCATCATCACAAAGTCGACGAAAAACGGCCTGATTTATTGAAGTGGCGCGAACAGAAGCGGAGCGCTGGTCAAGCGAGCGTTGCAGCGAAACGTCAACGGGCGTTGGAACAGCCGTTGAACGCCCGTTGCAACGAAACGTCAACAGAGCTTCAACCCCCCTCTTCCTCTTCCTCTTCTCCTACCTCTTCCTCATCCTCAAAAAAACAAACCCCTACCCCTTTGGCTGCGCCAACGCAACCCGAGCGCGAAATACCGGACCTGACGGAAGCCTTCGCGGAACTTTGGGACAACTATCCGAAAAAAGGCCGAACGAAGCGCGTGGCGTGCGAGCACTACTACACCGAGATCATGGAAGGGCTGACCGGCGAAGCATTGAACCGTAGAATCAACTTGGTACTGAATCCCGTGCTCGCGGGAGGCGCATGGGCTGAGTCGGCAAAATGGGCGGCGGGCTACGTTCAAAACCTCGACACGTATTTAGCTCAGCGCCAATGGGACGAAGAGCCGGAAGCGGCGGGCGATGCGATGATTGCTGGCATGAGTGAGCGCGAGAAGGCCATCAAGCGCCAACAGGAGATTGACGACTCATGGGCGCGACCGTGAAAATCAGTAACCTCGAAACGCGCGGGCTTCCAGTGGATCTCGACTGCGAGCAGTTCGTGCTCGGCGGCGTGCTGACGGACTTCGGGCGCTACTGGCATCAGGTGGCCGATGTCATCACGGCAGCGGACTTTTCAATCGAAAAGCACCAGATGATCTGGTCGGCGGCGGAAACACTGATGCGCGACGGCGTGCCGGTGGACCGCGTGACCGTGTTCAAGTTGCTGGCCGAGCGCGGCCAGATCGACGCCGTTGGCGGTCTGACGTACCTCGTGTACCTAGACGACGGTTTGCCGCCCATGCCGAATCTCAGCACCTACGCGGCGCGAATGCGCGAGAAGTCCACGCTGCGCCAGGCGATCATGGCGTGTCAGGCAAACATCGAAATGCTTTCGGCGAGCGGCGCGGGGCCGGAGGAGGTCAAAGCCGCTGAAGCGATACTGCGAAAGATCGCCGATTCGACTGCAAAAAAGCGGCGGCTGGTCTCTATCGGTGAAGTCATGCGCGGCGAAGGCGTAGAACGGGCTGAGAATCGCGCTACGGCGTTCCTAGACGCTTCGGATCGCCCGCCGGGTACGCAAACCCCTTGGCCGTGGCTAAATCGCTCTACGGGCGGGTTTCAGGGGGGTCAACTCAACATCCTCGCCGCGCGGCCTTCGGTCGGCAAGACTTCGGCAGCGGTCCAGATCGTCGCTCATCAGATTTCGCAGGGCGGCGGGGCGGTATTCGTGACGCTGGAAATGCCCAAAATGGACATCACGCGCAAAATTGTCGCGGGCCTCGCCGGAGTATCAATGGCCGAATGGACCAACGGCGAGCTATCGGCGACCGACCGGCGCGCGGTGGCTTCCGCAGCGAACGCGATCAAAGACGCGAACATTTTTCTCGATGACGAGGCGCGGGCGACGGTGCCGGGCATCCATGCCGCGCTGCTGCGACACATGGCGGAGCATGATACTCGGTTGGTCGTGATTGACTATTTGCAGCTTCTGACGCCTACGACGCGTTCGAGCAACACGCGCACCGACGACATCAGCGAGATCACGCGCGGGCTCAAGCTGATGGCGATGGAGCTCGACGTGCCGGTGATTGCGCTATCGCAACTCAGCCGCTCATCAGCCAAAGAAGGGCGCGAGCCACGGCTGGACGATCTTCGCGACTCCGGCAGCATCGAACAGGACGCCGATATCGTGATGTTTCTCCACCGCATCGAAAAACCGTTCATCAAATTGATCATAGCCAAACAGCGGCTTGGGCCTTGCGGTGATTGCCGTTTGATCTTCGACCCGCGAACTACGCTTTTTCGAGAGGCAGGATATGAACCATAAAACTGAAAATTGCTACCACGCATCGCCAGCCAAGTCAAGGCGGGGAGACGCGGGGGAATGCGGGGAAAATGAAAATTGGCGCAAAGCGCTCGAAGCGGCTGACCAAACCCGGCCAAATGGCCAAATGCGGTCAACCGCCCAAATTCTCGCGGCCATGATGCGCTGCGGAATGCTCGACGCGCTGGACGAATCAGCCGAGCAGTTGCCGAGAGGCGAACCTAGTGGCGGGAGATAGCCCGCACCCGGGGCAAGCCTTGCGCCGCTGCCGAGCGTTCAGCGGCGTCTTACAAACCGGGCAAGGCTCGATTTTCGCCGTGGTGCGCTTGCGGCGGCGCGAATTGCGGCGGGCAAGCTCCGAGGCGAGATCGGCGTAGGGGACGGTGGACAGGTCGATCATGCGAGCCACCAAATCGCGGCCAGCACCGCTATTGCAAAGGCCAGCGCTACGCCGTCCATGAATGTCTCGAAAATAGCGGCACGTAGCCGCTGGGCGCGGATCTCGCGCAGTTCGTCGCGTGGGGCGATCATTGGGCATCCTCCTCTATCATTGCAGCCATTTCTACCGCCGCTTCGATGACGCCAGCAAAGCCCTGCTCGCGCAGTTCTTCGTCATCGAGGTCAAGCAGGTTGCCCGCCGCAAAATCAATTACGGCTTGCATCCACTCGCTCACCGTGACCGGCTTGCCGTTGATCGTGGGGTTGTCTGGTATTGCCATCACAGTCCCGCCTTTCGCAGCGCAGCGCGGGCTTGCTGGCACGGGTATGAACTGCCGTTGCTTGGGTACGCATCCAGCAACCCCTTCAACGCCTCCGCCAACTCCGGCGCGGCGGCCATGAGGCGGGCGTTCTTCATTCCCGCCACGCGAGTCTCCTGGCGTATAATCCCGGCTGAGTCGCTAATCACGATTTCAGCGACCGCGCAACCGCCATACACAGGCCCGACGCTCACGAACTGCTGATCGTCACTTACCCAAACCTCCCATTCCGGCGTATGGCTAGCCATTGCGGGCCTCTTTCGTGATCGCGCGAACTATGCGCGAGTCGAATTCGAAAATTACCTCTCGGATCTCGCCGTTCAGTGACCGGCAGAAACCGTAAGCGCTGCGAGCGATTGGTCCGCGCGGCGATCCGGCAATTGCGGACTCGCGTTCAACTGCCCAAAACGTCGTTTCGCATCCGTTCTTCGCGGCGCATTCTTTCGCGCCTTCAATTGCTGCCACGAAACTTTCAACCTCGCGGACTTCGCCGCCGAATGCGAACCCGGTATGTGTTGGCGCGTGTTCGATGTGGTACGTGTTCATCATCTCCATCCTCTTTCCCCGCCGTGGCGGTGTTGGTTTTGGTTGGCCGCGCTGGGCTGCTGTTATGCGGCTGGCGCGTAGCTGCCTGAGATCGCCTTCCCCGTAGCAAGCAACACCATCGCCTCTTCATAGCTGATGCGAATGAGCCGGATACCGAAATGCCGTGATTCACGATAAGCGAGCGGCTTGCCTTTCTTGTCTACTTTGAAAACGATTCGAACAGCTTGCATTTTGATTTTCTCTTTCCGTCAGCGCCTGCTGACAATACCAGAATAGCACAGAACTAGCTGTGTGCAACAGAAAAGTGAACCTCGCGGCAAAGTCGGTTCGGCCACACTGAAACCTAGTTCACTTTGACAGAGGCTTGCACCCGTGTTCTATAATCACGGTGGCGGGCGGGGAAGGGGGTTTGTTTTTTGCTTTTTTGCGGCGGGCGAAGCAAGCGCTAAAAAAAAGCGATGCGAACTAGGCGCGTG